ACCAGATTTTGCGGTAGCATTGGGCAATACGCGCAATCAAACCGACTTGGAATGATTTCGTTTGCAAACGGAAGGTTCGCCGCAACCGGCGATGCCCAACGCGCCCGCTTCGTCATGCGCAACAAAACGACGAACGACACCGCCACCGAGCTTTTCCTCAACGGCTCAAGCGTCCGCCTCAACATCCCCAGCGGGAAAATCTTTGCCTTCACGATCAATATCTCTGGCGTAAAATCGGACGGCACCGCAGTCGCCCACTACCTGCGCCAGTATTGCCTGAAGAACGTCGCAGGCACAACCAGCGAAGTCTACGCGCCCGTGACTATCGGCACCGATAATGCCGCAGGAACAAGTATCGCATTGAGCGCAGACGACACGAACGACGCACTCAAGGTCGAAGTAACAGGCATCGCCGCCGAGACATGGCGCTGGGTTGCCTCGGTGGATGCAGTCGAAATCGAATTTGGAACATAAGCTATGAAAACATACGGAGTCATATTCGCAGATGGAACCAAGGAACTGATCAGCATCGTGCTGGATGAGAACGACGAGCCACGCATGGATACGCTGGCACCCTATCCCACGCCGGAAGACTGGGTGGAGCCACAGATCATCCCGCTGGTCAAACTACCAAAGCCCGCCGAAGGAGAGTGGACACCGAAGGTCGTCTGGTTCTCTGATCGCGTGGAGCGTCAATGGGAAGCAGTATGAGCCTAGCCTGCACAGGAGACAAGAACTGGGACACGCTGAACTACGAGCGGTATCTTACTATCGCCACGGCTATCGGCAACGATAATCCGTATAGCTTCGCGTGCTTCTCTGTGCTGAACGAGGCCCAGCAGAATCTGCTGATCAGCCAAACGATTGCGGCAGGATTCACCGGACCATACGCCACCGCCTTGCGCGGGCAGGCAAGCCGGATCACGGATGACACCATCGACATTGGCTCACAGGGCGTCTACCAACCAACTGGGCTGGTCGCAAATTTCGACACCCCCATGGCGGTAGGGATGAGCTTGGGAACCACAGATCAATTCGCGCTCAAGAATACAAGCGGCTCCACACGGGTCTTCCGCTTCTACGCAAGCTATGATGGCACGGCAGGGAACAACCAGATGCTTGGCATCAAGCTCGCAAAGAACGGAGTCTTGATTGACGAGACCGAGTGCCGCGCCTTCACCGGAAGCAACATCCAAGAAGGCAAGAACGTCACAAGCTGGCTCATCGAGATGGATGATGATGATGAGGTAGCAGTCTGGGTTGCAAACCATTCCGGCACGAATGATATTGTAATGAAGAGAGGAAGAATCCTCGCAACATCAGTAGACCAATGAGCGACCACCCTACCATGACAGGAATTATCGGAACCGCGACTAGCATCTCGGGGGTGTTGGTCTCCCTCCTCCCCCATATTGAAACAGGATTACGAATCTCGGGCGCAATCGTCGGCTTGGTGGCTGGCGTCTTGACATGCGTCTATATGTGGAAGAAGATACAGAACCTATGAAAATCGTAGACTACATCCTCAAGCGACTGAAAGAGAAATCAACGTGGGCTGGTATCACGACGATCTTGGCCCTTGTCGGGCTGAAGTTGGACCCCGATCAATTTGCCGCGATCAGCACGGCGGTCATCGGAATCATCGGGGCCATTGAAGTCTTTCGTCGGGAGAAGAAATGAACCATCGGGCACTCATTGCTCTGACAGCTTTATGCATGTTGGTAATCTTATTGCTAACTGGCTGCGAAACCTTGCGTTTTGGAATAGCGACAGACTTCGGGACATTCAGCTACGAAATCCCGACGAAGACGCTCCGAGACAAGTGAAGCCCAGTTATAAAGAAGTTATCCGCTCCACCCCTAACTTTTCCAAGGGGCGAGCGATAACTCCGAAGGCAGTGGTCCTCCACCATACTGCCGGTAGCTACGCAGGATCGGTATCGTGGTGCCTCAACCCAAAGAGCAGGGTGAGCTACCATTGTATCATTAAACGAGACGGAGAGCGCACAATCCTAGCAGAAGACAACAAGAGGACATGGCACGCGGGGAAGAGTAAGTGGAAGGGAAGGAACGACCTGAATAGCTGGAGCCTTGGGTTGGCATTTGAGGGGGATACCTACGAGGAACCACTCTCCAAGGCAATGATTGAATCCGCCATCGAGTATCTTCTCCCCAGAATGAAGAAACTATCGTTGACGATAAAGGATGTCACCGATCACCGCACGGTCAGTCCCGGCAGGAAGAATGACTTGAAACTGTCGGAATATGACAGATTCGTGCAAGAACTAAGAAAACATATATGAGCAAATGGCAATTCCGCGAAGCTAGTAGGAATGTGCATATCTTCGATGTGAACCTATCCAAGGTGGGGGATGAGCAATGGTTCCTACTCCAAAGCGATGTGCATTGGGACAACCCGCATTGCGATAGGAAGAAGCTCAAGAAGCACCTTGATCTGGCACTAAAGAGGAATGCCCCCGTGCTGGACTTCGGCGATTTCTTCTGTGCCATGCAGGGGAAGTATGACAAGAGGAGCAGTAAGAATGACATCCGGCCCGAACACCAGAACGGGAACTATCTGGATAGCTTGGTGAATACCGCGCATGATTATCTTAAAACTTATGCTAAACTCCTCACGTTGAGAGGTAACGGGAATCACGAATCTGCCATCAACAAGAATCACGAAACCGATCTCAATGAACGACTTGCAGAAAGATTGAGGGCAAGTGGAAGCCCTGCACGCAGGGGCGGCTACTCTGGCTACGTCCGCATCCAAGTGAGCGACAAATACCGCCAGCATGGATCAATCGTGCTGTGGTATTTCCACGGTAGCGGAGGAGGCGGCCCAGTCACCCGAGGCGTGATCCAAACCAATAGGCAAGCAGTCTACGTCTCGGATGCTGACATTGTTTGCACGGGCCATGTCCACGAAAGCTGGCAGGTCGCCGTCGAGAGGATCAAGCTCAACCACAAGAACAAGGTCGAGATCAAGCGGCAGTCCCATGTAAAGATCGCAGGCTACAAGGAAGAATATGGAGATGGATATGGGGGATGGCACATCGAGACAGGCAAGCCGCCGAAGCCCACGGGAGCATGGTGGCTACGGCTATACATACCGGAATATGGTAAGCTGAAAAAATCGGGACCGGAATATGAACTATTTGAGGCAAGATAAAATTTGCAATAGACAAATGAACCGCTATCGTTGACGATAAATACTACTATGGGAAACTGCTCCTCCACATCGAACTGCAATCCTTGCGGACCAAACTATTCCGCGATCAACCAGCTTGCCACCAAAGCAGGAGCCTACGCCCGCCAAGCCAATAGCTACTCGGTGGACGCACAGAACGCTTGGCTTGAGTTTAACGCCCTCTACCTCGGAGCATTCGCAGTAGCGCCCACAGTAGACAATGAAGGTGATCCGCTTCAAGTGGGAGCGTTGTATTGGAATAGTGTAAGCAGCGAGTTGTTCGCTTGGAATGGGACAGTATGGGTTGCAACCAACTTCAACGAGTTCACACCATTCTTGGCCACAGGAACCACCACGCCACGCAACCTTGTTACTCGGGAAGCTGATGTGGTCAATGTGAAGGACTTCGGCGCGGTCGGTGATGGTATCGTTGACGATACTGGCGCGATTCAGGCGGCTGCCAATACCGGAAAGAATGTCTATTTCCCATCTGGAAAATATTTAATCACAAGCACTATTACAATATCAACAAGAGGTCAGAAATTTTTTGGCGATACAAACATTGATGCAAGCACCGAAGCAACGATTGCAGGAACAATACCAACAGGATCAGTTATTCTTTGTAATTTAATAAATGCAACATCGTTTTTGGTTACACTTTCTCAAGTCCAATTTTGTGGAATTTCATTTTACGGATATACTAAAAGCAACAATAATAAATGTATTGTTTTTCAAATGAACGTTCCTTATGGAACTGAAAATTTCGATGGATACATAGATGGATGTCTTTTTCAAGAATTTGATGTTTGCGTTGAGTGCTATGGCAGGGCTATTACAGCAAAAAACAATATTTTCGTTGGATCAAATACTGGAATTGTTTTAGACTGGCCCTCAGTTGGAGCATCAACAAGCCCTCCATCACCGAGTAGTTTTGTTCCGCCATTAGGAAATAGGTCTTGCAGAATTACATCAAATAGATTTCACGCTATTGCAACACAAGCAATACTTTCTCAAAATACATCAGGGAATCCATCTGCATATTTAAGGTCTGCATTAATATCAGACAACATGGTTGATGTTGGGAATGGTGCAATATTCAAGGCAACTGGAGGGGTATATGGAACAATTTTCAATAATAACACAAGAGGATTTGGGAATATATCTCCATTTATTTTTGATGGAGGAATTATTGAAAATGTATCATTCACATCAAATTATCTTGGTGGAGTAAATGGGAGCTTAACGGACAGTCCATTTGCTGGTATTCAGTTTGTAAATTGCTCAACAATAAAAGACATAAGCATTAACGAAAATGTTTTTGCTGATATTGATGGGTATTGTTTAACATTCCAAGGTTCTGGAACCAATATATCTACAGTTTCATTCTCAAATAATGTTTGTTCAAACATTGGGCAAGATGGTCTATCTACAAGATCAATCATTTCTACAGATTTTGATATAGATGGATTTGTATTTTGCGGAAATATTGCAAAAACCTTTGCTCCGCCAACAATAATTAGATTTTCTTCTTCTTCATATACATTAAGCAATGCAAGAATATTTAATAACATTGTAGACACAAGCAAGCTATTTATAAGCGGAGTTACATACGGATCAAATGTATCTATAGAAAATGGCAACGGAAATTTTGGATTAAATACAAATCCATCGACAAATGTCACAATAAATGGGACAACATCCTTGCCAATAAACGCCAGAAGGGATGGGTCTTCAGCTGCTGTCGGAATTAGATATGTTAATTCGTTAGGCGATATAGATATTTTTGCTGAACCTAGCGGGGCGCAATCTGGATCATTTACACCGGGATCAGACAATCTAGTTGATCTTGGTTCAGCAGCATTCTCATGGAAAGACTTGTTCTACGATGGAGCAGTCAATCCGTCTGACGATAGGCTTAAAACATATCTTACTATTGAAGATGCCGAAAAAGCGGCTGCATTGGAAATCAAAGCCAACATCAGAAAGTTCAAATTCAATAGTGCAATTGCAAAGAAGGGTGATGGGGCGCGAATCCATTGGGGTGTATCTGCCCAGCAGGTAGCAGACATCATGCGCTCACACGGGTTAGACCCAGACAGATATAGCTTCTATTGCTATGATGAATGGGATGAGATTCCAGAAGAGGTAGATTCTGATGGCAATGTTATCAGAGAAAAGGTTCCCGCTGGAAATAAATATGGAATCAAATACACGGAACTTATCGCATTTATTTTAGGAGCAATATGAAAAACTTTGAAGATTGGTATTCAGTTACAGGATGGAAATATTGCAAGAACAAGGAAATCGCGTATAAGATTTGGGTTTCAATTAAGCTCCAATAATGCCAACAGAAGGATCAGTATTTGATAATTATGAAACTAGAATTCAACGAACAGCAATTGGCGGTCCTTAACGCAGCCCTTGTGGAACTTCCATTCCGCGTGGCAGCGCCGGTCATCCAGCATATCAACAACCAAATCGCGGAGCAACGCGCATTAGAGTTTGACGCTCGCCGCGAAACAGCCGAGAATCACCCACAAGTATGAGTAATTGTATCCCATGCCCGCCTTGCGAAGGCGACGAACCGCTCGTCTGCGAGCCATACGGAACCGTAACCACAGGCAACCGCATTCTGGTGGAAGACGATGCGTTCTGCACGAAGACGCTGACCAACCCGTCTGTTCCAGCAACATTGGTGTGGGACAATGGGATCAAGTGGGAAACGCCGGGGACCGTAGGGTTCGATGAGTTTACTGATTACACCGCCACAGGAACAACCGAAGCTAGGAATCTTGTAACGAGGTCATCCGACTATATCAATGTGCTGGATTTCGGGGCAGACCAAACCGGGACCGCAGATAGTTCCCCCGCCTTCCAAGCGGCAGTCAACGCTTGCGGGACATCTGGGGTTGTTAATATTCCGAGAGGCATATATCGCTTGAATTCAAATGTGTCGTCCGGCTCAAAAGCAATATCATTCAACATTGATGCTGATGTGACCTTTACTGGCGGAGGTCAAATTTTGGACCCGGCGCTATATGGATACTTCTACAATGGGAATATCCAAGACAGTCCGACATCGCGCATTGTTGGAACGAGTTCCTCCCCAGTAAATAATTCCGCAGCCTCTGCGGCATTCACGAAGCATTCCAGCCTTGGGGCATCCGGCACATTCCAAAACCCGGCATTGTTTGCGGTTGGATACAAATACAGCACGGCAGTCACATCCCGCGTGCAGGGAATCTACGCAGAGGCAATTGACAAGGCTGGTGCATTTGGAACCTTTGTCGAGGGCGGAAGGTTCTCTGGAATCGTTGACTCTGGATACAATAATAGGGGAGACGCCTATGGAATTATTGCGTATGCCCAAGCTGGAACCTCTCCGGCAGATACGCCTAATGGTTCTTACTGCGTTGCGGCGGAGGGTGAAATTCAATGGTGGCACCAAACCCCAAGGCCAGCGATTAGGAGCCTAAACCCAAATAATTTCTCAAGTGCCTTTGTTGCAACCAACAGGACTATTGGAAGCACAGAGGGTGACGCAGCGTTCATGGTCAATCCATTCACGGATGTTGGGTGGAAGGGCGGCTTTATCGTTCCCGATAGCGTGGGGGCGGCTCAAGTGACCGATGCAGCTTTCGGATGCTACCAGCAAAATATTGCTTACGGGTTGGACTTGGCGCAGGGATCGTATTCATTCGCCGCCATCTCGATTCCAAACAATACCGCGATCCGCGCATACAACGCCGCCGGGACATCGGAAGAAAACATTCTTACACTCAATGGGATTGATGTTCTGTCGGTTGGCATTGATACGAATGTTGCCCATGTCCAAACTAAAAACCTATTACCATCCGCCGGGAACACATGGTTGCTTGGATCAAATCCAGCCCCATGGCAGAACATCTATTCAAACAACCCGCTCAATGTGGTGTCGGATGCAAGGCTGAAGAAAGACATTGAGGACTGCGATCTCGGATTGGACTTCATCAAGGAACTTCGCCCGGTCAGCTACAAGTTCATTGAGGGCAGTAAGAATGCCGTCAAGTTTGAGAACGGTGAAGTTACTGAAACCGAATCCATTCCCGGCGTCCGCACGCATTATGGCTTGCTTGCTCAAGATGTGAGGGATGTTCTCGGTAAGTTCAACTTGGATGGCAATAGCTTTGCTGGATGGAACTTGGCAGACAAGGATGATCCGGAGAGCGCCCAGTCGTTGCGCTACGAGTCTTTTATCTCGCCAATTATCAAAGCGATCAAAGAGATTGCACAGAAGGTTGAGGAAATTGAATCCAAACTTAACTAATTATGTCTTGCTGCAAAACATACGATCCCTGCCTTGATGGCAAGCTGAACCAAATCGGAAGCTACGCCTCTGCCGCTAGACAGAGCGCAACAAGTGCCGCAGCAAGCGAGGCCGCTGCGGATGCTGACGCCGCCGCCGCCGCAGCCAGCGCAACCCAAACAAACAACTACCTAACGCAAGTAACAAACATCTTTGAGAACTTTGACGAGCGTTATCTTGGATCGAAAAGCGTTCCGCCTACGGTAGACAATCAAGGAAACCCCCTACAAGAAGGGGCGATGTATTGGAACTCGGTAAGCAATGGGTTGTTTATTTGGGACGGATCGGTGTGGGTGGCTCTGCCTACTGGATTTGATGAGTTCACAAACTTCCTTGCAACTGGAACTACGTTCGCCCGCAACCTTGTTACTCGGGAAGCTGATGTAGTGAATGTAAGGGACTTCGGCGCGGTCGGTGATGGCGTTACGGATGATACTGCCGCGATTCAAGCGGCGATTATTACATCTGATTTTATTTTTATTCCAAAAGGAATTTATTTTATTAACACAAATCTAACAATACCACAAAATGTAACATTTGAATTTGTTAATGGAGCAAAGTTTCTTTTAGGTGCTGGAAAAACAATCACATGGAATGGAGGAATTATTGCTGGTGATTACCAAGAGATTTTTTCTGGAGATTTGATTCAATCATCATTTATTCCAAATTCAGTAATTCCATATACATTCGGAATACAAGGGAATCCTAAAATAAAATATAGCACACCATTTTGGTTTGGAGCAAAAGCAGATTACGATCCAATTTCTAATATTGGAACTGATGACAGAATTGCTATTGTTTGCGCTCAATACTTTGGGAAAACAACATATTTCCCATCTGGATCATATAAAATAGTAGGGAATATAAATGAAAAAAGGTCTAACACATATATGTATGGTGCAGGTGCATCATCTAAAATTTACCAAAGAGATACAGGCCCATCAGGAACTGGAGCATTGATTAATATTGGAGGTAACAATGGTGGCGTTGGTATTGAATATGCAATCATTGAAAATATATGGGCAGACTGCGATCAGTTAACGAATGAAAACATGATTGGCATTGGTTCTGACGCAATTGGATTCGCCCGAAAATGTAAAGTTGATATTACAGGAGGAAATTCTGGTAGAGCAGCGGCAACAATGCAGGGGAATGTAACGGAATGTTATATTAATCTTATTGCAGAAGACGCTGTTACAGAACTTTCAGCATCAGGAAGATATGCGGCATCAATCGAAAGCACATTTGGAACTCCAAGCACCATAAGAAGCAATAAAATAGATATTGTTATTAATTCATCAGTTCAAAATGGTGCTACAATTTATGATGCTGAAGATTGTGAAATAAACTTCTTATGTAAAAATATTATTGGTGATCCAGCTATAGGAGAAGGAACACTTGTAAGATTAAGGGGTATTGGTAGAGGCAATAAAATAAACGCTATTGCTGAAGAAATTAATAACAGATTAATTTCATCTGAGGCAACTCATGTTGATTTTATTGTAAATGCACAATGTAAAATTGTAAAGTCAGATTTATCTTCAGTTGTTTATCCGTATCAAATCAATGGAATTAATGGGAAAGTAAATATAATTATTCAAGATCATCAAGATGATGGTTCGGGAGAAATTAATGGGACTGGAATTGAAGCAAATATATCAATTAAAGCTAATTCTAATACAACACTTGCTCCTATTGATATAACTGGAGATTATTGCGAAGTTAGACCGAATGTAGAGGGAACATCTTGCACAAATGGAGTTATTCTTGTTCGAGGAAATGGCAACAAAGTAATTGGTGGATATGTAAAAAGAGGAACAGGATTAAAAGGAGTAAGAATTTTAGGAACAGATTCCCAATGTATTGGAACAACTGTATTGGGCGATGGAATTGAAGCTATCAGAGTTGAATCTTCTGCTGTTCGCCCTATCGTCACAAGCAATTCTCTTATAGGCTCATCTCCAACAATAGTGACAATTTTTTCTGGCTCATCTTCTGGATGTATTGCAAACAATACAAATGATACAGGAACATCTACTGGAAAAATGATTAGAATTGGAAATTACGCATTATGGACTGATGCGACTGGAGATTTAAGAATTATCAATGGAACTCCAACATCAGACACAGATGGAACTGTTGTAGGGACGCAATCATAATAAATGCCAACAGAAGGATCAGTATTTGATGGATTTACTAGTATCGTAGCACAAGACGCCGATACTCATCCTTCTTATCTGCCAGAGTTCTATGTAGCCGAGTCGGTGAATCGGACCTTTAGGGGAGGAGTAAACCGCACTAGACCAGCTATTAGGTGGCTGGAGCTTTACCCCGGCGAGGAAGAATCACCGACTATCGTTGACGATATTCAGAACGGGAACTTCCAAGGGAGCTACCCGTATCGTGCTACCAACTACGAGACGAGCGACGGGCTACTCTTGTCGGTGTCCGGCGTGATCTACTTCATCCGCATCGTGAACAATGTCGGGTATTGCTACGAGATACCAAGGGACAATACCACATTCACTACTTGGAACGACCCAAGCCTAATGCACACATGGTTCGTGCAGGCCGAGGATCGGGTCTACATCCAGAACGGGTATCAGGCGGCTATTGCATGGGATGGGAATATCAATAGCCCAGCGAAGAGGCTGAACCCATTCTTGCAGCAGATGCCGATTGGCACGCTGATGGAGTATGCCTTCGGGCGGGTCTTCGTGAGCGACCGATTCAACCAAATCTACGCATCGGACATCATCTTCGGCAACGGTTTTACCGATACGAGCAACACCGAGAACTTCACGGAGATTACCTACTGGGCAGAAGGTGGAGCATTCGCCACTCCAAGCACGATGGGGAACATCACGGCAATGAAAGTGATGCCATACATCGGCGGCAACCTGCGCGGGCAGGGAGAGCTTGTGGTCCTCACAGAGAACGGAGCCTTCTCGATGGATGTGGGCCTTCCCCGCTCAGTCTGGAACAGCCAACAGGTTCAGCGCATCTCGCTGCTGGGTCGGGGCTGCACCTCTCCATATGTGGCATTAGCGAATAGTGAATTGTGGTTCCGCTCCCACGATGGTTGGGCATTCTACTCCAACAGCCAATCCGAGTTCGGGCGATACTTCTCCATGAGGAAGCTCTCTAGGGAGGTGAATAAATGGGTTGGCAGAGACACGCCTTGGCTGCGTCAGTTTGCAAGCACAATGTTCTTCGACAACTATCTGATCAGCACAGTAGCCCCAGAGACGCAGAGAACCGACGCCCCCGGCTTGAACCGCTACCACAGGGGTATGGTTGTGCTGGACCTAGACAACTCCTCTAGCCCCGCGCCGGATGCGAACCTCTCTTTCCGCTGGAATGGGGTGTGGTCAGGCGTCCGACCCACTCAATGTCTCGCCGCCCAGATCAACAGCGATAAGAGGGGATTCATCTGGAGCTTCGATCAAGACGCCAAGAATAGGCTCTACGAGATCACCACAAACAACCAAGACGATTACGGTCCCACGGGAACCTCGCCGATCAAGAGCTTCTTCATCTCTGGCAGGTATGACTTCAACCGCAGCGGGGCTACCAACAAGTTCCAAAGGAAGAAGCTGACCGGAGGAGAGATGTGGATGAGTGAGATACCCGGCACGGTGGGTAGCCAAGTCGAGTATCGGAGCGATTCGTATCCTTGCTGGTCGGAGCTAAAGGTTCCAACAGAATACGGATGCAATCCCTGTGTCCCGCAGGTGGAATCATGCACCCCGCTCCGTAGTGGTAATCGCTACAAACGCTACAAGTTCACCACCCCAAATCCCCAAGAGTGCAATGATATCGCAGGAATCCCATCGGTGGAGGGAAGCGAGTTCCAACTGAAGGTAAACTTGGAAGGAACCGCCACAGTAGATCGGGTGAGGATCATGGCGAACATCAAGGATGGGGCCATGAATACGGTGGGTGACTGCCCCGAAGATGATGAAGAGTGCAGCAAATTTCTCTGTTGCCAAGAAAGATATTACGATTATTCTATAACTTAAATGGACAATCAGCAAAGCAGTCCTCAAATTATCTTTCCCAATGTCCCAAGCGACTTCTGTCCTACTGGGGATTGGAGCCAAGTGCTTCAGCAGTTTATTGATACGGTGCTGGCTAATGGCACGATCAATGTGCCGGGGCTTGGCGATGTAACGCCCGCCGAGATTACCGCCATCAACAACCAACTCTCCTCTCAACAGCTTGAGATTGATGCGCTGGACACTCGCTTAGTTACCGCTGAAAACGAGATCGACGCGCTCCAAGCTGGACTTGTTACAGTTAGGACCGGAACGGTGTCGGTCCCCGCTGGGAATAGCACATTGAATATTACTTTCACGGCACTCCCCGGCACGGATTACGGAGTATCAATTATTCCTGTAGGAACCTCGACAAGTCGTGCTACTATGGGAAGCTATGTATTGCAAGCAGGCCAAACGACCACAGGATTCACGCTTCTTGTGGAAGACAACCCTGCCACAGTAACCACTCTGCGGTGGACAGCAATTCACACCGCCTAAACCACAAAACCAGAAAAACCAAAACTATGTTAAAAGGAACAGACCCCAAGTTGATGAGCGGTGGTGCCCCCACTCGCGGCAAAATCCAAGAAGGTATGGGCAACAAACCCAACCTCGGCACCAAGTCGGCTACTGCCTACTCTGCCAAGCCCCTTCCCACGGTCGGGAAGATGATGAAGTAACTATCGTCAACGATAATGCCCCTCACCCTTGAACAGATGGTCGAGGAAGTGAAGGGTGCGGTTGGCGATAGCGGCACTTGCAGCTACGACTTAGCCAAGACCTACATCAATCGCGCTCGACGCCTCCTTTGGGACAAGCGAGAGTGGAATGCGACCAGCGAATACGTGTGTATTTGCTGCGTTGAGTGCTGCTTCACGCTACCCCCGCGCTATAGCCAGATACGGGCGGCATGGGTGAACAACGACGCGGCGAGCTTGTCGGATGAGTGGTATAACCTGACACCGAATGCGAAGTTCGTGTGGCAGAACAGTTGCCATAGGCAGATCATCGAGGTGGGTGGAAAGCATGTTGTCTTCCGCGATTACAGGACTCGCCCCTACCAGATCGCCGTGCTGGCGGAGAACATCGAGGATGTGGGAGTAGAGATCAGCTTTGAAGCCTACGACGAGTATGGTAGCTACAACCAAGCCACGGTAACAACTGTAGCAAGCCCCGACCTCGCCAAGACGGAGCGCACCTATACTGGTATCAGGGCAGTTAGCAAGCCCAAGACAAAGGGTAGGATCAGAGTGTATGCCTACGATCCTGTGCTGGAGATCAGCACGCTTATCTCGATCTACCAACCTCAGGACTCCAACCCAAGCTGGCGTCGATTCAAGGCACCGAAGGGGTGCAATTGCATTACACTCTATGCATCCAAGACATACGCTGATCTTGATGATCCTAATGAGCTAGTCGAGTTCACGCCGGAAGCCATGTATTTCGCGGTTCTGGCGATTAACTCCAAGGAAAACCGCAAAGGTAATGAGTATCTAGGCAATCTCGGGCTGGCAATCGCGGAGGAGGAGAAGGCTATGGAGAGCGACGAGATTCCCACAGCGAGTCCGCCGAGGTTCATCGACTACCGCAGGCCGGACAACCTGATCCACGATACCTTCGTCTCCCCCAGAACGAATGATTACTTCTATTGGCCATGACAATAACACTACAAAACAAGATCGACGCATTGAGCGTGGAAGGATTCGGAGACCCCGATGACTTCTTGAATCAATGCGATGTCGAGATTCTGAAGATGCCGCCGAGGGAATGTCCGGTGACGCACAGGTTCACGCCGGGGCTTTATATCAGAGAGATATTCATGCCGAAGAATACGATTCTGACCAGCCTGCTCCATCTGACCACCCATCCCTACTTCATCATGCAGGGAGAATTATCGGTGTGGCACAAGGGAATCCAGATTCAAAGAATCAAAGCTCCCTACACGGGTATCACGGAGGCCGGGACGCGGAGGCTCTTATTCATCCACGAAGATACTATTTGGACAACCTGCCATGTTACTGATTTAACTGATCCGGATGAGATCATCGAGTCGATTACTTCAAATGACTTCAATCCTTTAGTGGACAAAACCACTCCCCGACTTAATAGTTGGAGACACAACCGCAACCAAATTAAGGATTCGCAATGCTAGACTCATTTATCGAAGACCGCTATAGCAAGAGAAGCAGACCAATATTCCATAGCTCTGGGTTTGCTATTGCTGCTGGCGTGGTGGGAGTAGGTGCGGCGGCGGCGAGTGCGGGCATCAGTATGAGTGCGGCGGATAGGGCGGCGAAGGCTCAGTCTGCTGCTGGGAGGAAGCTCCAAAAGAAAACCGCTGAAGCAACGAGTGCTTATGAGAGAAGGTTGAGGAGAGCAACGCGCAAATTCACTAGGCAGCAGAACAAACTTCGCAGGGAAGTTGAAGCAATTGACCCCACAATCAATATTCCTCCTTACGATCTGCAAGGCGCAACGGCAGAAGGCATTGAGGCTGCGAACAAGATTACCGCAAATACTCTTCAGCAACTTGAGAGGGTAGCCCCCGGCAGCACCGAAGCTAGGCAGCAGGTTGGTAGTATCATTGGAAGCTATTTGAGGGGAGAGGTTCCGCAAGATGTGCAGGAGCAGACCATGCGGATGATTGCCGAGCGAGGTGGGGCAGGATTTAATATTGCCACGGCAGGCAGAGGGATGGGACCGCAAGCGCCTCAAGCCGATCTCGCCAGAAGCCTTGGCCTTACTTCCTTGCAGTTGCAACAGACGGGCATCAACGCAGCGCAGAGTTGGCAGCAGATGGCCGGTCAATTCATCCAGTCTCCCACCCAAATGATGGCACTCGGCCTGCAAGGTCGAGGCCAAGATATCAATGTCGCTCAGGCCAACATCGCCAACCAATTCCGCAGGGCTGGAGCGTTGAGCGGGATTACCTCTGATATTTACGGAGCGCAGACAGGGATGGCGCAAACACTCTACGGGGCGCAGACTGGGCAGGCGCAGCAAGCATACCAAACCTCGCAACAGAATATTGCTGCTACAGAAAGGGCGCGAGGAGAAATTGGAAGAGGCATTCAAGAAACCGGAGAAGCATTATCTGGCGCATTGGCTGGAGTATCGTATTCCAAGATAGCGCAGATGCGTGCCGGAGGTGGCGGCGGCATTGGCCCCGGCGGATTCAACTACGAACAAGCCTATGGGCCAGCTACATACGGAACCGCTGCGCCGGGCTTTGGCAACTTTGACTACGGAGTATAGCGACTATGGCTGAATCATACGGAACCCGCATTGCAAACAATCTAATGATGCTCGGCAGAGATGTCGGCGCAGCTTTGGCATACCAACAAGACCAGCGCGAGGCCGCAGCCCAGCTACCATTCATGCAGGAAGCCATGAAGGGTGCCATGAACAAGATCAACGCTGGCGATGTATCTGGCGGGTATATGGAAGCAATGATGGCGCTTCCGCTGGGTAGCCAGAATCCTATTGTGGCATCGGCTGCGGAGAATTATTTCAATGGATTGCAGCAGGCGGCGGAGTTCAAGCAAAGCTCTATATGGAATCAATTGCAGCGCGATCAGATGATGAGGCGTGGAAGAGGAGTAGATTTTGAAACAGAGGTGGTCTACGAAACGCCCACAGCAGAACAGATGGCCGATCCGAACTACCGCCCAATTGCTAGAATCGTGCCAAAATCGACGGGTGGAGCCGCGCCAATCACGCCAATGGGTGACTTGAGCTTAAGAGAACAAGCCCTAGAAATAGATAGGCAGACGCCCCTCCCTAGTCTTGATGTTGATTTCACAGAAACATTAGCGGAGACGGATATGGGCGATCAAGGTGGCGGACGATTTGAATTTGGTTGGAGCTATCAAGAGGGATACCGCCCGACCGCCGACCGGCGCAAATCATTTGAAAAGGAATACAACGACTTCCTCAACGCTCCCGTTGAAGAGCAGGAAAAAATAAAGGAACAAGCTCAAGTTCCTCAAGAAAGTGTTCCGGAAGGAAAACAAATGATTCCATTCCGAATGGCGCTTAATCCGGATATTGTAGGAATTGTTGGGCCGAAAAGCTCTGTTGAAGTAGAGAAGATTACACAGGTATTCAAGAATGGAAGCCAAGAAGATCGTCGGGATTTAATAAAGAAAGACCCTCTTGCAGCAACGATCAATGATCTACAGAAGGCTGATAGCATTATTTCAAGCAACAACACATTGCTAAATGTCCACAGGCAGATTGACGGCAATTATTCTAGGGTCACAACGGAAAGGGAATTTATATCGGAAGACCCTAAAAATGATCAATTCAAAATCTTTATTGATGGAAGCGAATTGCCAGATTTAATAACAGACGCCAATGGAGCGGAGGCTATAGGAATAATGAAAGCCAAAGATGTCGCCGCTCTGACGGGCAAGTATGGTTTCGTCACAGGTCAGCCCGCCGAAGCCCCAGTGGAAGGTGCGCCCAAAACAATCGCAGAGAGAGTCCGCTCCCAGTTTGGAGAAGCACAGCAACCAGCCCCTGCCGCCGAGGCTCCGGCAACCCCAACTAGAGAGCTTACGCTTGCTGAACAAATATCCGCCACGGCATCTGCTCCAGCGCAACCCGCTGCGCCAGCGCCAAGAACCCCAATAAAATCCCGGCGAAGGGGTGCTTCGGTCGCTAGGGCATCGCAACAACTAAACAAAGAGCGCGATGAATTGCGTAGTGCTTTATATGATTTTACTCGCAGAGGAGAGGTTTTAGGCTTGAAGCGAGGGCTTGATCCAGAAAATCCAGTAGTCAAGCGCGGCATTGAAAGACTAAAAGAAATTGAAAAAGAGTTGTCTTCATTGTAAAGAAAAGAGATGAATTTCACCTTTGAAGACCTCAAAGCCCTCCGCTCGGAAGGCTATACGGATGACCAGATAGCTTCTGTTCTTCAAGAGGAAGACCCAAGTATCGGCGATGTGATCAAAGAAGGATATACTCTTGATCAGGTTACCTCTGTTATTTCAGGACAACCAATTCCAGAATCCGCGCCTCAAGAGTTCTTCAGCTTTGAAGATGCGGTATCGGCGATAGGCACGATACCTGAGGCTTTGGCGGTTGGCATCCCTGCTGCATTCCAAAAACTTGTAACCGGACTTGAGATTCCAGAAGAATCCGAAGCTATCGAGAGTGAGATGGCATTCCAAGATAGGATGCAGCAAGAGCAGGCGGACCGTGAAGCGTCTGGCAAGGCAACTGTATTTGGCTCTGCTATACGCGAGGCCGCTCCCAGCCTTGGATTTAGCGTGGCATCAATGGGCGCAGCAATCCCTGCGGGGATTGGTGGCGCTATTGCTGGCGGTCCTGCGGCTAAAATCACAGGACCAGCGGCGGCAATGGCGGCATCTGGAACAGTAGCCTATCGCATGGCTGGCTCCGATCTGATGTATCGGGCCTACAAACAGCTTGAGGAGAAGAAAGGATCGCCACTTACAGATGAAGAGAAAGCAGAGTTTTACAAAACAATTCTTCCTATCGCACAGAACGCCGCATTATGGGAGGCTGGGCCGGAAGCAGTAAGCAATGCCATATCTATTGGCGTAGGTAAGTTTGTGTTTGGATTCGGCAAGGGCGCTGCAAAGCAGGTTGTCAATGAATCCATCGAGGCAGCAAACAAGACCCTAACCCGCAAGATTGCGGAGAAGAGTGCTGCCATAGCAGGCGGTGTTGGGGCTGAATTGGGAACGGAAACCATAACGGCAATAGGGCAGTTCCCGCAAGAAGCCAAGGTTCAGCAGTTCGTGGAGACTGGAAGCACAGAAGGTGCGCCCACGGAATATCCCGGCGGGGTGGCGCAGGCAGCGAAAGACGTAGCTCCAGCCACATTAGCGTTGTCTGGAATGATGCTTGGTGCTGGCGGTGGCGTGAAGCTCGCCACACTTCCTTTCCGCAGGCAGAAGTCTCCAGAGCAGATCGAGGAAGATAATATCAATCTTGAGGCCGAAAGGGTGTCGAGAGAGCTTTCCGTTGGCGAGACAGACGAAGAGACGAAGGGTATCGTCGCCTCGCTCAACACCGCTAGGGACAATCTCTCCGCAAAGAAAGAAGTCTACACCGCGCTAGAGCCTACCGATCCCGCCGCAGAATCCCTTGGTCTGGAGATTCGCCAGATGGAGCGGGATGTGGCGATGCTGGATGCGGAACTACGCAAGAGGACTGGCGAACCCCTCGCCCAAGCAGAGGCACAGCAAGCAGAGATTGCCCGTGGGTTGGAGGAGCCAGTATCGGCAACGATAACGCAAGAGCAAAGGGTGACCGATCTTCGTGCCGTATCGGAGAATACCGCTACACCGGAGCAGATCGCGTCTCTCTCGCAAGCTGGGTTGGTCGATGTGATCAAAGGCCAGCCCGTCGTTAACGAGGACGGAGAGGCTGTCCTCGCGCAAGCACAGGCTCCCCTGCCGAGACTTACGCCGGAAGAAAGGGTCGCGGAGATCGAGGGTGAAGCTCCGGTCGCACCTACTATCAGAGAAGAACCGCAAGTTTCTCCAATGATAGGCGAGGAGCCAACTCAACCTGCGCCAGCGGAGGGGGTAACACCAGCGCCGGAACCCGCCGCCGCACCCACACCAGAAGCAGCGCCTGCCGCCCCATCAGGCATCGCAGCAGGCAACCGTGTAAGAGCAGGCCGCTCACCCCAGACCTACGTAGTAGAAGAGGTGCTTGAGTCTACCCCGCAAGAAGCGGAGCTTGGAGAACAATACTTCACCATCCGCAACGAGAGGACGGGAGAATTGCAGACGGTTGAGCAAAAGGATATCAAGCCCGTAAGGGAAAGGCGCGAGGCGGCAGTAGAAGAAGAAGTCCAGCCCGTCCCCGCAGAGGAGCAATACACACCCAAGCAAGCGCAGAGTGCGTTGAAGAAACTTTTCGGTCGCAAAATCCCGGATCGCATCAAGATCATCAACGACCCGGAGAATAAGAACAAAGCTGGATACTATGTAGATAACGGAGAAATTGAACTCAACCTCGCTTATCTTGAGAAGACCGACAACTTGGAGGACATCATCACCCACGAAATCGGTCACTTCATTTACTCCGACCCCGAGTTTCAAGAGGCATTCCAATCATTCTGGGAATCAATTCCGGATGACAAGAAGAAGAACATCACCAATTACGTTAAGTCTGCCTACAGCGAGAGGACTGGCGAGGTGCAGATTGAGGAGGCGCAGGTCATTGCCTTTGAGAAGATCATTGCCCGCAGCAAGCGCAGCGTGAATTGGTGGACGAAGCTCAAGGACATCATCAATCGCGCCATCAACCGCATCTTTGGAACTGATTTCGAGGTATCCGACCAAGGCGCTATGGCAGTCTTGGCTGCGGGCATCAAGCGATACGGTAGCGGGGAGAGGATCATCCGCGAGACGAAGAAGCTACCAGAGGGTAGCGATATCCGCAGAATGGCTGCGGAGCCACGGAGAGAGCAAGAGGCTGGAATCAAGAATATCGGTAAGATTATTGATACGCCGGTGGGCATCAACCGCCGCACCGAGGAAGTGATCCGCAGGGATGTGTTCAATTCTGATGAAGTAAACCCAGAGCAAACCGCAAAGGCATACGATCTGATTGATCGGTTGAGCCGTGATCCAAAAGAGGCGAACAACTACGCCGACGAGATCAATGAACTCACTAGGAAAGAACTCTCTGCTGAAGAGAACAGAGAGGTTGCACAGACAATTGGCGCGGTGAAACTCGGAAATGAACTCTTCAAATATGCGGTGAATCTCGCTGGCAAGGGGGATATCCGAATGCTCCAACTTCTCACCGAGCGGTTCAATGATTTGGCCACAGGCGCAGGAGGGGTTGGGCAAGACGCACGCAATTTGCAAGCCCGCCAAAACCTAGCAAGCTGGGTAAAGCGTGCCGCTGAAAGCCAGAAGACAGGCATCGTCAATGCGGTTGCCATTCAAATCTACGGACCTCAAGCCACTCAAGAACAGATCGACGCGATCCGTGATGCGGTGAATGCGGTGAACAAGACGAAGGTGGAGGATGCCGACGCTATCTACACCGACCTAGAGGAGACGGGTAGCCGCACCGGCGTCGAGATTCGCAAGGCGGTAGAGAAGGCGATGGACAAGGCGGACGCTTCCAGCAAAGACCCGTGGGTGATGGCGCTGGAGATCGTAAAGGCTATCGAGGGATTCCAGAAGTTCACCTATGAAGGACTGACCATATCTGTTCCGCAGAACATCAAGAACCTTGTTAGCAAGAACCTCGCCAACTACCGCAAGAAGATGAAGACCAAGGGAGCGGACGGGTTGGAGAAGACATTCTGGAAAACGATGTCTGACCAAGAGGACAAGATGGGGCCGCTTGGTGAGGTGGACATGGCGGTGGGCAGGAACTTGGCTGGCATCGTGAAGGATACGCTGATCAAGCTGGGGCTGAAGGGTGAGCCGCCGGATACCAAGATGACTTTGATCGAGCAGGTTGCCAACATCCTCTCCAACAACGAACTATCCACAGACCGCATGGCAGAGGCGGACAAGCGAATCTCGGAAGAGATAGCGGCACGCCGGGGGCAAGAGGTTTCTGATGCGGAAGATGCCAATGCTAGCCCGGAGGTCATAGACGCTATCGAAGCCAAGTGGGAGGGTATCCAACAAGCATGGGATGAATCCATGTCCCGTCAGATGGACATCCCGATCAGCGATGCCACGCTCCGCCGACTAATTAGCAATGAACTGAAGGAAGATAATACAACCATCTCGCAATTCGTGAAAGAGGTTGGTGACGATATTGCCATCTCCAACGCAAGGAAGGGAACCATCATTAACAAGATCATCTCCAAGCTCAATGGTCTGAATGAGGATGGGTCTACCAAGCGCGACTACACCAAGCTAGAAGAGTTTCTTTCCAGTCAATTTGACCAAATGGTTTCCAACCAGAAGCTCAAGAACCGAATGCGTTCTGCGGTCAAGAAGGTGGCGAAGGAGGCTGATCCCAACAAGCAGGCGGAGCGCCAAATTGAGCGCCTTGCCGAACTCCAAAGCGATGTCCAGAGGTGGCCGCAAAAGAGGGAAGACAAGGTTCGTGATATTGTTTCCCAAGATTTACGAAACAAGCTGGACTTGGGGTTGAGGGTCGCAGACAAAATCAAGCGCAACTGGAAGCCTGTGCTTGTAGACAGGTTGGTCAATGCTGGTGTCGATCAAAGCACGGCTGGCATTCTCGCCGACATTGTGTGGAGGCAGCATGAGATCAACTATCTCAACAGGAAGATGGCGCAGGTCGAGCGTGCCGTGACCAGAGGCAGCTTGGCCCCGATCATTGATGCGATCAAGAACACCCCGCTCGCCCAGCAACAAGACCCAGCGTGGAAGAGGAAGGTCGCCTACGATTATCTGATCAACGCAGGACTGGATGCAAAGACTGCCGGACGATTGGCAGACCTCATGGATGCCACGCTCCAGAAGGTTCTCGCCGCCGCGCAGGCCAAGGCATTTGAGGACACGCTTAAAGGCAAGCTAGGTGATCAACGCTCCCGCCGTGGGATGGAGAAGTTCTTGAGGGCAATCCGAACCGGGGCAATCGACCCGACCAAGAATATAACAAGCGAGATCGCCGCCGCCAATGGGTGGACAGGGTTCACAAGCGAGCAATACGCCCGCCTCTCCGAACTGGATTCTATCGTCAACGATAAAACGAAAACCGAGTTGGAGCTTGCTACCGCCTACAAGGAGATTCAAGACATCCTAGCGGACGCAAAGCTACAACCAAGGGTGAGGGAGGCATTGGCTGCATACTACACGGCGAACGCATTGTCTGGCATCCCGACCGCAACGGTTAACATCTTCTCCCCAATTGGATTCTCCCTCCGCAATCTAATGACGGACACGATGAAGAATCTGGCGACCAACCCCGCCGCATTGCCAACGACCTTCGACACCTTCGTGTCTAGCTGGAAGACCTACTTCTCGGAGATGGCATTCAGCTTCAAGAACAATGTTCAGCGTCGAGGCGTGGTGGAATACCTTTCCAACGACGATGTTCTCCTTCGCCTCTACAACAAGGGCAAGAAGCAATGGCAGCAAGGTCAGCGGGCGGAGGGAATGAAGAATATGATTGTCGGCATGATGGAGTATGTCGGCAGGATGTTAAAGGCTTTGGATGAGGGAGCGGTGTCCGTGCTGGAGCAGCAGGGGCTGACCCGCTATGCCATGGATGCCATGCAAAAGGCGGGAATCCCAGCAAAGGACGCTAGGGCCGCAGCCAATGCTGTCCTCTCCCAAAAGCAGGCATTCATTGAGGAGATGGTGGCGAAGGGAGTGAACAAGACGCAAGCGAGAGCAATGTCCGACGATGTGTTCCGCTCTGCGTGGGTTGAGGCGCTGACCAACTTTGAGATTCCAAGCCAGCAGGTTCTAAACGCCTCGCTCAACGACGCCTTGGCATCCATCGGAAGGATCAACAATACCTTTGATGCGTTGAAGAAGGAGGATCGCAACATCCGCGACCTTGGCTTCGCCTCCGCGCCTCCGATTGGGTTGCTGGAAAGGCTTGGAGAATCATTGAACAGCGACAAAGCCACCGAGACACAGAAGGTCTTCTACCGCATGGTTTATGGTTTCGCCATCGTTCCTGCTCGCGTCTTCCGCGAGGCGGCGTGGTTCTCTCCTTATGGATTCGTTAGATTTGCTGTGAACAGCTTCTCCAAGAGGGGCGGAGGAGCGGGCCGATATGCCCAGTCCCTTGGAACGGATGCCCAGTTCCGCCAGAGGATGACTGAAACAATAGCTGGAACCGCTGTGTTTGGCGCACTACTTGCACTATCCAAGGGATCGGACGAAGACCCGTTCGATGAACTGCCATTCAAGATCGTGGTCACAGGCAACGGTCCCGAACGCAGGCTCGACCCGCAGTTCTACGATTCATATAACAAGAAATACAAAAGGAATGCTTTGAATGTATTTTTTGGAAAAACCAAGTTTGCGATCAACATTGAGCGTGGCTTTGAGGCGTTTGCCATTCCATTCATGCTGGCTGGAGCCTACGATGACATGAAAATCCGCAAACGGTTTGAGGCAAGCAAAGCAACGCCCTCCGATCTTACGGACGCATCCATTCTGCTTGGGTCGGCATTCACCTCCTTCAACCAACGCGGACCCTACGCCGCCTTTATGGATGGACTGATCCGGTCACGGAATGCGGACGATGCCATTCCTGCACTGGCGAGGCAGGCAATGTTTGTTGGAAAGACATTCATCCCCGGCGTGGGAACTTCGCTGGCACGCAACGTATCTGATTTCATATCCGACCCCGTGGATAGAAGGTCAATGGAGGGGGCACTGTGGAGCAACGTGCCTGTGATTGGGCCGATGATCGGGACGAAGAGCATGAATGCATTGGGGCAGACAACGGGGCCAAAAGACCTATCGGACAGGATGTATAAAGGTGGGCTTCCCATTGTCTTTGATCTCCCTAGCAGTTCACGCGCCGAGAGGCTCCGCGATCTTGTGATCAGCAAGGGGCAAGGACCGGATATACCAACCCGCTATGACGTTCGCCGCCGCCTTGGGTATGAACCTACCAACAAACAATACGAGGTTTACGTCACGGAGTATGGCAAATACATGGCAGACAGAATGGACAAAGCCTACAACTCTCTTCGTAGATTGGATCCAAGGC